ACAATGGATAATGGTGATGTCTTTGAAGCTGCCGGCAACGAAAAAGTAATGTATGATGGTGAAGAGCACACTGTTGCTAACCTATACGATGCCCTGAAAGAAGGCTACTACGGCAAGTTTTAACTTACACATGGGGAGGATCCTCCCCATTTATAAAAATAATAGGAGATATTGAGTGCAAGAACTGAAAGGAAAGATCGTAAACTATAAGATTCTCAAGGACGAATCAGATGACGTAGAAAACCAAGATTCAGAAGAACATGTAATTGTCACCGACGTCAAAATGCAACATGACGCGCCTGCTCGTATGAAAACCCTGAGAGCAGACGGTAAGAAATGGTACATGACTGTGGTGTACCAGCCCGGTTCAGAGAAACCACATGCGCTGTTTTGTACAACCAACCACCGTGAGAAAACTGCACCAGTAAGTGACGCCGTTGACCGTTTAATTTCGCTTGCTGAGAAGAAAGGCATCCTCCAGGAGCATATTGATAAGCTACGTGAGAAAATTGAACAGGATAGCAATGTCAACAAACTGACGCGTACTGTTAGTTTGCTTCTCCGTCACAACGTCAGTATCGTCAACATTGTCGGCACCCTAGACAGGATGGATGACATTTTTGTTGGTTCATTCCTGTTTCAGGTGAAGAAGTTTCTGTCTGCCTATATCCGTGACGGTGAAAAGGTAGAAGATGGAAAGTGTGAAGAGTGTGGGAGCAAGAACATCGTGTACTCGGAAGGCTGTCTACAGTGTGTTGATTGTGGATCTGGGAAGTGCGGCTGAGTCAATGTATCCAGATATGTAAAATTGAAGGTGGTGTCTGTGTCGGATGCCACCGGTCTCTAACTGAGATCGCCGAATGGAGTAGTTATTCGATGAGTGATCGAATGGAACTTATGAAGAAGCTCCAGGAGCAAAATCCAAAATCATATTGTCCCAGTTGTGGTTCACCAAACAAATGCGCCATGGAACTCGGGAAGTCTGCTAATACATGTTGGTGCATGACTGAAGAGGGAAAGACAGAAGGTGAGCTATTTGATTATGATATCTGTCTCTGCCATAATTGTCTAAAAGAGGAAAGGTAATGAGGAAAGTTTTCTATATCGATATTCGAGATGAAGATCTCCCATCAGCTAAAGCATATATTCAAAATCTAAAGAATAAAATGGAGAAGATGAAATGAACAAGATTGCAGTGTACGGTGCTGAATGGTGCGCTTATTGTAAGCGGGCTGTTGAGTTCCTAGAATCAAAGGGACTTGACCATCAGTACATTGACATTGAAGACCCAAAGAACAGTCACCACCAAGAGTTCCTACAGAAGGAACGCCATCGTTCAATTCCGCAAGTTTATATGTGGGATAACGATGAATACCAATACCAAGAACATATTGGTGGATATACTGAACTGGTTAAATGGATTAACGAAAAATCCGAAGCATGACAGAGAAGGGGCACTGTGCCCCTTCTCTTATAGTTGTTCTATAATCTTTGACAGGGTTTCCCTGTCGATTTTGTGACTGATGCCTTCATCTTGAAGCAGATGTGTATCAGCAGTCACATCAACTTTCTTGTACCTCATGCGTGGACCAAAACGTTGTAGAAGAAGATCATAGACTTTTTCAAGACGATCATCACTGGGAGTGAACGTCGCAAAATTTGGTCTGTCTTGTCTGACTCGGTCAACTACTGCATCGATAATCGTGGGAATAATTCGATTATCAACGGCAGTTTGGGTCTGTCTGAACTTTTCTGTTCCAAAAACAGGATCACTTCCTTCATCTGGTTCAAACGCAAAACCAGCATCCATGACTGAATAGTTTTGACCATCTACTGTGACTTGGTCATCAGCTAGGGTGATCCCATACTTGAGTCCATTGTCTGTTTCAAAAGTACCACGCCAGAATGTAGGTCTCTTTGTCCATTCTACTCTATACGGGCGACCAGTTACTTCATTGATTCTCATGTAGATATTCTCCTATTACATTATTTATATGGTAAATAGTTATAGTATGCCTAAAGGAGATCTAAATGAAAAAGACTGCGTATGCTGTGGTGGCATTTATCATTATCTTAATTGCTGCCGGTTATTCAATGAAGTCAAATGCTGACGATGATCAGTTCTTTACTATTGGTATTGGTCAATCAGTAGTGAATTCTCACTTGAAGACGGGTGAGATTGGCTACCATATTAATGACTGGGAGTTTAACGCAACACTCCAGGAAGCTGGTCCCACTAAGCGGGGAGACCAAGACAAGGTGAACATTTATTCAGTATCGTACGTAACTGAGCCCGGATGGGGCGTTTGGGGTGTTGAGCCATATTTCCGCCTTGGTGTAAGCTACAACGATGACAGTCCAATGGTTGGTGATACTAACTTCCGACTTGGTATTGGAGTGGACTTCCACAATGTCTGGCGAGTAGAATATTCACACCATTCTTCTGCTGGAATTCATGACCCCAATACCGGCATTGACTATGTCACCATCAATTACAAGTTTGATCCTTTCTGGGAATAATCACATGGAACTGTATATTTTGATCTTTATTCTTGGCTTATTTGTCATTCCTTCTCTGTTTGGTCTGGCAATGATCTACCATGTTTTCATCCGCGGCAAACACTCACCTGCTGATAAGTCAAATCGCATCAACCATCTTCGCCTTGTGTGGTTTGCTCTTACACGGGAAGAAGAATTCGTTGATCAATTTCCGTGGATGAAAAAAGACGAATGGGAAAACATGAAGTGACATGAAAATAACAGAATTAACTGAAGGGATTGCCAGACCATATCCCACTGAAAGAAAGGTAGCCAATTCGTTTAAGAGCAAATATGTGAAGTCACTGTTTAAGGCAGACAGTGGGATCACCTATGAACTGACTCTCAGTATCAAGACTGTTGACGGTGTTGTTATTGGAAGAGTCATGTTCGTCGCAGAGGGAAATAACGAATTTGATCTAATCATGGGAACAGATGCATTTCGAGATAAGTTTGGAATGCAGAATGACCCAAGGGTCTTGTCTACTATTATCAGTGAACTAAAAGACATGCTCGTTCAAGAAAAGGTGGAAGTGATAGGTTACTCTGCATCTGATTGGCGTCTGTCTCGATTCTATGATGCAGTCGTTGGGAGGATGGCAAAATCTCTCAACTTCAAAACAGTATTCTCAGAAGGACTTGAGAGGGTCCTGGCAAAGGAATCTGTTGATGTCACAGACGAAATCATATCCAAAGCCTTGAGATTTTGATAAATACTATTATAGCCCAATAATGGGTTTATGCGGAATCCCAACCGCGTAGTCCCTAGAACGGACAATATAACCAATAAGGAGAAACAAATGGGTCGTCCAATTAATAAGCGTTATCTAGGAGCCGGCACTGGCAGTGTCGATGATGGTCAATTCACCGCAGTGGTTAAAGTTGGCACTAACCTCGTGTCTACTGAAGGTGTTATCCTCCGCCAGCGTGCTGAAACTGAATTCCTCGTTAACGATGCCGCAGATGGAACCGGCAATCAAGGCGTCTGTCGCCTAGTTGACAAGGAAGTCCCCGGTGATGATGAAATGGTCATTCGTGGCTTCGTTCAAGATACTTCAGAATTCGTTAATATCCGCAAACTTCACAACCGCACTGTAATCGACTACGACAACAATCGTTACGACTGGGAGATTCAAGACGACTCTTCTACTAACGTCCTAGTTCTTACTCGTAAGCTCTAAGATAATAGCCCCTGATCAAGGAAGACGATTATGTCGAAGTTTATTTCAGTACCCAATGGTGACATTAAGCTCACTGTCACTGGGTCTGGTAATGTAATTCTTGACACAGAGGGCGGTAGTGACGTTCTAGTAAGGACAGGTTCCGGGACTTTCAGCGTCACGGGATCTGAAACCAATCTTGAATCCGATAACCTCTACGTCAGCGACAACTTATTCACGATCAACTCTGGTGAACTTGGATCCGGAGTAACTGCTGGCGAGTCTGGTTTCGAAATCAATCGGGGAGGATTGCCAAACGTCAAACTCGCCTATAAAGAAGGCGATGATGTTTTTGAATTCTCAGATGACACTGGTGACCTAGTCGGCATCAGAACTGATGTGATTACTTCGTCTTCGGATGTTTTGTTCTCACCAACAGGGGTTGTCTTAACTGACTTTGACTATGCTTCACGTGTTGACAGCCATCCTGACATTCAAGATGCTGTCCCCAATGTGCAGTGGGTCAATACTGCAATCGACACGGCAATTGATGAGTATCAACAACTTGGAACTTATCAGTTGTCCCGTGGTATTGATAACTACACACAGGTGACAACCCGTCATATTTCAGAAGGTGACGAAACTAACTCAATCACGTTCCTAGTTGATGATAAGTTAGTCGGAAGAATGACCGATGAGTATTTCGACTATAACTATCTCAGATTTAGAACAAAAAATGATGAGTTCGGCAAAAACCCGATTATCGAAACAAAAGTACCGGGCAAAGATCTTGTACTGAAAGCTGAGACTGGGGGTTCACCCAACAATAATGGATCCGTTAGGGTTGATTACGTCTTTGAATTAACTGGGCAGTTGAGTCCAGATGCAATTGACAACATTGTATACCCCGGTTATAAATCATCAATTGTCATTCCAGAAGAAGATTACGTGGAGGGATACAGCACTGAGGATGCGTATGTATCTGACTTTGGTGATCCCGACAGTGAATCAGACAATGATTACATTGACCGTGTGAATCTATACGATGAGAACACTAACGGTGTGAAAATCGTTGGCTCAGTAGAAGGTGAAGGTGGGACTGGTATTTACTTTATTAACGGAAGCAACACCCGTGATGAATTGATTAGTCGCCAGAGGTCACTGTTTATCAGTATGATGTTCTAAAGGATTTTAATATATGGGAGTCATGAATTCTCAATTAAAAACTACTCCTCTTGATATTATTCAGGAGGCGACCGGTGACAGTTCAGAGGGTGTCCCGGTGGGGAAGATGTATGGCATCGTGAGTATTACTATCTGTAATACTTGTGATCCAGACGATAGTGATGCAGCCAATAGAAGTGCATCATTTGACATGCATCTCATTCCAAGTGATAAAGACTACACGACGCACTCAGTAGAAACTACCGTCCTGAAAAGTGTTGAACTTGCTCCAGGTGAAACATATCTTTACACATCTGGAAAGATCGTCCTGAACGAAGGCGAAGCCATTGTTTTTGTGGCTTCGCCTGAGTCTCCGGAATATGTAGGTACGGATCTCACTGACCTGTCTGCAACTGTAAGTTACCTTGAAGTCTAAGAATATTGGACATTGATCCAATAGTTTCAATCTTTGCACGGTTTATCTTTTTAGAAAGGGTGCTGTGTAGACCATGATGTAGAGGCTTAGGGTAATTTACATGATCCGACCATGCGTATCCCCCATGTTCATCATTGAGTATGGGGATAAATTCAGAACGGATAAGACAAAGAAAGGTGTGGAATCTGAAGTGACCATCTGAACTCTTGAATACTTCAAGGGATAAAGTTTGAAGGATAGTGGGGACCTTCCCCACTTCTTCTTTCACTTCGCGAATTGCTCCTTCCCACGGCGTTTCGCCATTCTCTAACTTACCACCTGGTATGCTCCAGACATGTCTCCGTCTACTCTGCAATCGATATAGGAATAATACCCTATTAGTTTCAAGTGTGTGGAAGATTATTCCGGCACATTCTATCTTTTTCATTGTAGATCAATTCGCCATGTTCCGATGGGGTACTCACCATCAACGCTAAGAGTCCACTCACCGTTGAAGTACTTGTACTGTTCACCGGTATTTAAGTTCGTTGAATACACCACGTCACCAACAAATTCACTTGAATCAAAGACAGTAATCCACTCCGATCCAGTCCATTCCAGAATATCATTGGCGCCTGCTACTGGGTCGCTTCCGTTATTGTTTTTCCAGGCAGTTGGTCCTGAAGTGTTATCTGGAGACCCGAGATCTTCGAGGATCAAGATTCTCAACCCGGGGTACTTGATGGACGTTGGATTATAGTCAGTCGGATCAATGATATAATCCATGCCGGTTTTCCCCATCAGTGGAGTATCACTTGGTAGTGAATCAACGTCCCAATCAATGTGAATCATCCTCGGGTCACCATCGTTTATAGAGAATGTTCCAACGAAAATGGAATCAACGTCATAGTTGTTGATAAAGATCCGTGCAGCCCATGGGACGTACTCACCCGGATGCACTTCAATGACTTCGTCCCACGATCTCACGCCAACCCTACCACGTTCAACCAGTTGAGCAACACCATCAGAAACGAAGATTGAGTATTGATTGTAGTTGACATTTACTTGATTATCTGATAGAGAACTTCTGGCAATGCGTGAACCATCTTCATCAGACGCTCCAGAATATAGACTGTCATCATAGGCATTTAACTCAGGCGCGGTGACACCGTCTTCAATGTTACCACGCGACTCATCATGAATGCTGGTGATGATATTTGTGATGACTCCCATCTTCTTGACTTTCGCTGGAGTACTAATGTAGATGGGGATAGTGAACGACATTGTCGCAACGTCAATCTCAGAATCCACACCAACTGGAATACTGTTATTGGAAAAGTTTACGTTGTCGAGATCCACAACGGTAATACTAGTCCAGTCAACAAAGTTATCAGTGGTTTGAATTTCAAGACTTGGATTAAACCAGACTAGCATCTGCTCAAGTAGTTGCAGTTTCTGATCAGTGTTTGATGTCCATAGATCAGCATTGCATTTTAGAGTATATGGAGTCGGTATCAGCCGCTCGACTGTATAACCTGGACCTTGCTCAGTGGTGTAGCTTTGGGTCTCTTCATCAAACTTCCGTTCTCTGATGTTAACTTTGTGAGTGTGAGTTGAATCAGTAAGGCGGTTGCGGTCCAATTGTAGATCAGTTATGTATACTGAAATCCTAGGAGCACTCGGAAGTTTATTCTCAGAATTGTCCTTCAGGATGTGACCAACCTGCCGTGAAATATTCCCGTATGTGACAGGAACTTGTTTGATGTTTCCTCTGCCATCCATCACCGGGAAGTTACTCAGTAGTCTCATCATCTGAGTAACATATCGTTTTACTTGACCATCATATGACCAGAGCATATTTTCCCCTTATTTGTTATCTGGACGTGGGCGGAGTGCTTTTGAAAGCCACTGGCGTTCTTCGACTTCTTCACCACCAATGGTGTTGACGTTGGTGTTATTGACAAACGAAGTACGATGAGTCAGTCGATCATCTCTATTTGTAAGAGTCATTCGGACGTTGTCGTACATCTTTTCCCACTTATCTCCATCGAATCGGAATAGTCTGTTGGGGACAAGATCAAGCCTCAAATAATAGTCACCTTCTTCTGGTTCGAGAGGTAATGACGACCCGAAACCAAAAGAGTAACCATTTGGTGCAATATCACCACATTCAGATGAATCAGAACTGTCAAAAGAATCATAGAACGCATCACAGGGAAGATTACCATAATTGACTAGATAGCCACTGTAACCTTTGGTGCGAGGTGATCCATATGACTTCCTGATGCTATCAGGATCAACTTCATCTTTTGGAAGTTCGTAAATTTCAAGTGTGTTATTTGAGTCCATCACCACACTGTAATAGTGGTCCATATCAAAACCAGACGCAAGTGCATCTTCTTCTGCCTTGGCGATAATTCCCTGATTGATCTGCATTTCTTTGTCGTATGTACTTAAAACATCACGAAGAGAAGTATCATCATCTCCAAATTCATCAGCAGGTTTGTCGAGGATGTCATTGAACTCTTGACCATCATAAATCTGCTTTAGCTTCACTCGGTAGAGATGTGGATACCAGGTTGGTGAGAAGCCTTCTGCTGCACGGTTTATGTCTTCCACAACATAGAAGCGTTTCAGAGCCACATCATAATCATTAAGGGCATATTCGTCCTTTAAGTGTGGCAGTTCAAAAACATCTCCCGACATGATCTTCCGCCCAATAGTCTTAACAGAACTATTGATATGAATGGTCATGAAGAGGATGTCATTGCTCAAAAACAAGCCAAATTGTGACAAGTCAAAGTCAATGTTCTGGACGTTGTAGATTCCACGAATTGAGTAAACATGCTCGCTATACTTGCGGTCACGGTTTTCGAGGAACACAAGATCCTGAATGTTTGTCTCTGACAGGACATCATAATGTGGCTGTTCAGGAGTTGCTTCTTCTTCAGATGGCGATTCGGGTCCCAGATACTTGTGGACAAGCACATCTGTTCCGCCGATTGTGAATTGTTCCTGAATGACCCGATCAAGGAAAAAGTAATCTTTTCCCCGTTCTGGTTTCCAGAGTGATAATCTTGGCATTTTCTCTTCCCAAAGGTTCTTACTGTATTTACCGTTGCAGAATGGCTAAATACAGATAGCGGAGAACCATCTATGGCAGACATCACAAAACAGAAACAGGAAATATTTGACTATGTCCATTCCATGCTGGGCGGTGGAATGGTTGACGTTGAACTAGGACAGAAGGAATACGAAACAGCTCTCGATCGTGCATTTGCCCGTTATCGCCAGAGATCAGCAAACGCCGTCGAAGAATCCTATATGTTTTTGACTACCGTCTTGGATCAAAACGTCTACACTTTGCCCAAAGAGATCATTGAAGTACGTCAGATTTTCCGTAGATCAATTGGTTCACGTACTGGCATGGGTGATGGTGGTACTGTCTTTGAACCGTTTAACCTGGCGTATTCAAATGCCTATCTACTATCCGGTCAACAACTGGGTGGTCTGGCAACATATGATTTCTTCGCGCAACACCAGGAACTTGTTGGTCGCATGTTCGGCTCATTCATCGAGTTCAAATGGAATACGTCAACCAAGAAACTAACCATTCTGCAACGTCCGCGTGCAGAAGAAACTCTGATGATGTACTGCTACAACTACCGTCCAGATGACCAACTTCTCTCGGACTATATGGTGATCCAATGGATCAGAGACTATACCCTGGCAACCTGTAAGTTCATGCTGGGCGAAGCCCGTTCAAAGTTTGCTGCCATTGCAGGCCCACAGGGCGGCACGACCCTCAACGGTGACGCACTGAAGACTGAAGCACAAGCAGAACTTGATAGACTTGAGAATGAAGTTGCAACGCAGATGACCGGTGAGAATAGTTCATACACTTGGCTCATTGGTTAATAGTTGGGACCTATATTTATCTTTTGGGGGCTATTTGAGCCCCCTTTTCGTCTTTCGCCGATAAATACTTATAAGCGATATTGAGAGTATCGATAATTAATCCACAAGGAGAATGATAATGGCATTAAACTCTCCGGGCGTAGAAGTCAATGTAATTGACGAGAGTATCTACACTCCATCAGCGCCAGGTAGCGTGCCAATGATCTTTGTTGCCACTGCCAGCAACAAAACGAGCGCTACTGGCTCGGGCATTGCCCCTGCGACAACCAAGCAAAATGCTGGTCGTCCATATCTTGTAACTGGTCAGCGTGAACTTGGTGAGCTATTTGGCGATCCAATCTTCTATTCTGACAATAACAACAACATGATCCACGGCGGTGAGCTAAACGAATATGGTCTCCAGACTGCGTATTCTGCACTTGGCATCACCAACCGCGTTTATGTTGTGCGTGCAGACATTGATCTGTCCAAACTAACTGCTTCTGCCTTCCCGCCAAGTGGTGAGCCAGCAAACGGAGCACATTGGTTTGATACTGCGACCACTTCATTCGGTCTCATGGAATGGAATGGCGCGCCAATTACCGCCACTGGTGGTCAGAGTTTCAGTTCAGTGTCACCAATTCGTCTGGATGATGCTTTCTATCTAGTTGATCCAGATAACAGTGACTTCACTCCCAAAGGAAGTGTTGGATCAATTGGTGACTACGCTGTGGTGACCTACGCTGACTCTAATCAGGTCTGGTACAAGTCACCAGGTCGAGCAGTTGGTCTCACTGCTGGTCAATGGGTACGTGCTGGTTCCACTGACTGGATGGCTTCATTCCCAACTGTCCGTGGTGACTCTGCTCCGGTTATTTCTGCTGGTGATTTTGAAATTAACGGCACCCCAATTACTGTTGCATCTGGTGACACCATTGACGATGTTGTTGCATCCATTAACAGTGCAGTTGGCTCCAGTGGTGTCTCTGCTGCTAATGTACGTGGCGTCATTGAAATCTACTCAGATGGTC